GCTCGCACGTCCTGCAGCCGACCTCAATGCTCTCGAGTCCCTTGAGCTCTCGGCGGTGCATATCGATGCGGATCTTCAGCTCGGTCTTGGTCATGCTGGCTGGTCCCACTGGTGGGACACGATGGTCGGGTACTGCCCGGCCCGGTTGACGATCACGGCCGCGGGCCTGCGCAGGATCTGGTCGTCGTACTCCAGCCACTCGAGGGCTTCCTCGGTGTCGTGGGGGACGGCGTCGATCTTGGCGCGCATGGCCCACCAGGCCTCGGCCTTCTTGCGTGCGTAGCCGTCGTGGCTGAGGCACACCCACTCAGAGGCCACGCGCTGGAAGCCGTCGTAGTACTCCACGCGCAGGCTCTCGGTGCCGCCTTCCTTCTGATGCAGTCGATAGCGCACGTCGGTGACGGGCACCATCTCCATCATCGTCTTGGCCTGGCTGCTGAGGATGGCCGCGCTCGATGCCTGGTCGCCGTGCTTGATGCGCTCGGGCTCCGGGAACTTGAACCCGCAGTCGACGCACTGCGTCGCGGCCGCCAGGTTCTTGCTGCCGCAATTGGGGCACAGCTTGCTGGGCGCCTCGCCCTTGCCCTTGGTGCTGGGCATGCGGCCCTTGACCTCGTCGACCGGGCCCATCTCGATGGTGGTGTCAGTAAAATCTGCCCACAAGCAGTCCTCCTTGCCGGGCGCGATCCGCATGCCGCGGCCGGCAATCTGGACGTACAGCACCGGGCTCTTGGTGGCGCGCAGCAGGGCGATGAAGTCCACCTCCGGCACGTCGAAGCCGGTGGTCAGCACGGCCACGTTCACCAGGCAGCGGATCCTGCCCCCGCGGAAGGCCGCAATCAGGGCTGCACGCTCTTGTTTCGGGGTCTCCGAGCTCACCACCGCGGCCGTCACTCCGCGGCGCTGTAGCGCGTCCCTGACGTGCTCGGCGTGCTCGATCGTCACGGCGAACACCAGCCACCGCTTGCGGTCGCGGGCGAGCTCGACGATCTCCTGGCAGGTGGCCTCGACGAGATCAGCCCGGTCGGTGACCTTGGCCAGCTCGCTGATGACGTAGTCGTCACCCGATGTGCGCACGTCGCGTGCGTCTACCCTGGCCACGGTTGGAGCCGGCACCAAGGGCGACAGGAACTTCAGCTCCAGCAGCTCCTTCATCGTCACGCGGGTGGCGATGTTGGTGAACAGCGCGTCGTCGCCTGCGGTCAACCACACGCCGTTGCCGCGGAACGGCGTGCCGGTCCAGCCGATCACGCGGGTGTGCGGGTTGTAGCGGGCCAGGTCGCTGATGAAGGAGCGCCACATGCCGGCCTGCTTCGGGTTGATCAGGTGGCACTCGTCGGCCAGCACGATGTCGATGCGGCCGAGGCGGTGCGCCTGCTTGTAGATGCTGCCGATCGTGGCGTAGGTGAGCTGCCTGCCCATCTGCTTCTTGCCGACGGCCGCCGAGTACAGGCCCACGTCCGCGGTCGGCCAGATCTTGAGCAGCTTCTCGATGTTCTGCTCGAGTAGCTCCTTCTGGTGGACCAGCACCAGCACCCTGGTGCCCGGGTGCTCTGCGTCAGCGCGCTGCGCCAGGGCCGCGATCATCAGGCTCTTGCCGGCGCCGACGCACGCCTCGACGATGGGATTGCCGCCCTCGTGCCGGTTGAACCATTCCCAGAGCTCGTCTAGGGCGCGGGCTTGATAGTCGCGCAGCTTCATGCGACGACCCTCGCCGTCGTGATGCCTTGCGCCTGCAGCGCACCCTTCACGCGCGAGGCATCGACGAGCATGACCTTTTGCTCGCAGGCTTTGATCTCCAGCGAGCTCAGCGCGCCGTCGCCCTGACCGTTGGCGAACGTGCCGAGCTCGTGGTCGTACACAACATCACCATTGACATAGTCCTTCTGCTTCGCGAAGCGCTCGAGCAAGATCGGGATGTACCGGTGCGTGCTGCAGCGGTGCGACTCACGCTGTGCGATCAGGCCCACCTCGCCGTACTCGCGGCAGTTCCACTTCCCGTCCTCGCCCTCGACCACGGGCGTGCTGTGCGCGCAGGTGCGGCAGTTGACGTCGGGCGCCTCCTCGCCGTGACACAGGGGGTGGAAGTCGCACATCTTGCAGACGTACCAGCTTGGGTCGTTCGAGCAGCGCAGCGGCGGCTCGGCCGCAGTGATCACGCGCTCGGCGCGGGCCTTCAATCTGGCGAATTCAACTTCGTCAAAATGGACCCATTCGGTGAAGATCTCGTCTGTCTCTTTGCAGACGCAGGTGTACATGGCGCGGTCCATGCCAGTCTCGCCCATGTAGATGGTGACTTGCGCATAGTGCTGCGGCTTGGCCTTCTGCAGGCCCTTGTCCACGAGCTCCTTGAATCCCTTTGTGTTGGACGTCTTGCATTCCCACACTGCCCAGGCCTTAGGCGCCTCAGGGAAGCCCTTGGCCGCTCCATCCATCGAGCCTGCAAAGTGTCCGCCGATTGAGCTGACGCGCCATTGCTTGCCGTCTGGTGTCTCGGTGTGCAGCTCGATGCCAATCCTGCGCAGGTTGCGCGCCACGCGGGTTTCTTCGAGGTTGCCTGTCTCGAACAACCGCAACATCCGACCAGAGTGCTTCTTTGATCCGGCCCATCGAAACGTCAACCACAAGTACCGCTCGCATTGATGGCCAATCAGTGAGGCTCCAAGATGTGGCCGACGGCTATCCTCTGCGTCGTTTTCATACGCCTGGTAGATCAGCGAGGCGGTGGAGTAGTTTGGTTCTGGCAGCTTGGCCATCACGCAGCCCTCCAGTTTTGACCATTCCTGGCTGCGTAAGCCGTGGAAGGACTGCACCCAGTTGATGCCATTACCTCCATGGGGCTGACAGCTCCCTCTCGCAGCCTTTCCACAATGAATTCGTTTAGCTTCACATTACGTCTGTTTCGAGTCTGCGTTTTGCTGTCAGCCCACCTGCAATTCGATGGCTCATAGTTTCCGTTCGGATCGATTCTGTCGAGACTTTGATGCGGCTCGGGGTCACCCATGTCTTCAAAGAAGTTCTCAAACGACTCCCATCGCTTGCATGCTGTTATTCCCCTGCCACCATAGTTTTCCCAGCTTTTGCTGCGCTCATTGAAGCACCGCGTCATCATTGATGACCAGGCTGAATAGATCTTTGAGCGAGGCTTGCCACCCATGCCGTGCGTCGTGCGAAGCTGCGACAACTTGGAAGACCTCATGCAGCCGCACGACTTTGTTTTGCCCTGCACAAGGTTCCCTCTGCCAATGACTCGGATCGTTCCGCAGTGACAAGTGCACTCGTACTCAGAGAATCTCTTTCCTCGATCAACTCTTTGAGTGACGGTCCAAAAACCGAATTTGTTGCCTAGTATTTCTGGCGCTGGAGCTTTGCGCATGAGGGTGTTCCTCGTGTCGTTGCAGGGGTGAGGACCCGTGGCCTCCCCCGGGATCTCCCAGGGGCGGGCCCTCACCGCTGCAGGCCCTTGCGGGCCTACACGGGTCATGGCGTGGTGGACAGGTTCTCCTCGGCGCCTGCCGTCTCGATCGCGACGCCGTCCTTCATGGCGGCCACCAGGGTCTTCTGGTTGGCCACCGACACGCTGAAGTGCTTCTCTGCGACGTGTCGCAGGGCGCCGACCTTGGTGCCGGCCTCCACGAGGTGGAATCCCTGCGGTCCCTCGACGGCGTAGATACGGGTGCTCATTGCTGCTTTTCTCCTTCAGCGGGTTGGGGTTCTTGCGCGTCCTTGATCACCGCATCGACACGAGACTTGATCAAGTCGATGTGCGGCTGGGCCTGGTCATAGGGGAACTTCGACAACGCCACCAGGGCGGCGTTGATCGAGTCGATTGGGAGGGTCACGGTCACTTCATTCACAGGTTTCTCCTGTTGTTGCGGGAATCAGGCAGCGCGCTTCTGCCACGGGGGCGTGGCGCCGGCTGCGGGTGCGTTGGCTGCGGGCGCAGCGGGGCGAGGTGCGGCGGCAGCCATGGGCGCTGCGCCACCGGCCGCGGGCTTGAAGCCGTTGACATCGTTCTGGTCCTCGTACTGACCGGACTCGTCCTTGCGGATCTTGACCTTGATCTGCACCGGCTTGTTGTGCAGCTCGCTGGTGTCGCGGAAGCGGGCCAGGCCGATGGACTCGCAGAGCTCGCGCAATTGCTGCTGAGCGATGCTCTCGGCCTGCTGGTTGGTGTGCCGCACGTTCAGGCGGGCCCACACCTTGCGGCCGCGATAGCCGTCCTGCAGCACCTCAATGGTGAGCTTCAGGGCTTGGCCGTTGCCGGACTTCAGGGGCACGATCTCCGACTCGGTGACCTGTGCGGTGTACCAGCCTGCTGGCAGCAGCTCGTAGCTGTTCTCGCGCTTCTCAACGCTGTCGGTGTTGAACTCAAATTGCGCCATGATGGGTGTCCTTTCAGGAGTTACTTGGCGGTGGTGGAAATGACCTTGGCAGCGATTGCCGACAGGTCGGGGGACTCGAACATCTCGAGGCTGCCAGAGCGGTCCTTGGCCTCGTAGTTGTAGTCGCGGCTGGTCTGCAGCCAGCGTGTCGGGTTGCCGTCCGCATCCTTCTCGATGCGCATGGCGAACACGAAGTCGAAGAAATACCCGACGCCCTGCTTGAGCATGTTGCCGGGCATGGCGGGGTAGTACAGCATCGCGCCCGACTGCTCGTCCTTGGCGCGCTCCTGCTTGCAGGAGAAGTACACGTTGCGGCCAGGCA